GAACCAATCACAGTATTTCTTATTCAAGACCCTATAGCTTTAGCGGTTCATGTATATCACATGTCCAAATGGACTGAATCAGGTCGTGAGAATATGCCTTGGGATGAGCGTATAGCACTTATTGCTGAGCATTTTAATCTAACTGAATTAGAAATGAAGAAGGCTTTAGATTATTTGGATAAATGTGGAATAGGTTAAATTTGGGCTTCCTGCCCAACAACTGGAAACGCAATGATTCGCCTGGCAGCCATGATTTGCGTTGTGTACATCCCTTCATGATTACGAGGATAGTATAGCATGATTACGAACTTTAACGAACAAATTTTGCGCTTAACTTCAGATGCAAATTTAGCCGTTTTCATTGAAAACATAGCATCATGGATTAGATTCAACGCCAGCAAAGCAGTACCCGCCCAACGCAATTATCATGATGGTCGCTATTGGACATATAGTTCTTACCCTGAATTAGTCAAATACTTTGGAAACTTATGGTCAGTACAGACTATTCGTACCATGGTCAATAAGTGTGTCAAGCATGGCTTGCTCGTCACTGGTAATTTCAATAAGAAAAAATACGACAACACTAATTGGTACACGTTGAGTGATTTAGCACTCCAACATTACCCCGTATTACTTGGTATGATTTTAGACACCCCTGTTGAATCTAACAGACCCCCTGTTGAAATCAACAGACCTATACCATCACTTCCTTACCAGAGTAGTATAAATACTACTAATAGCGAATCTAACGATTCACCAGCAGCAGCACCTTTAGTTAAGAAGCCAAAGAGCAGTATCGATTTCAGGGAACTGATCGACATATACGAGAAGTGGTTTCCAGATAATCCTCAGCCACACAAGAAAGGCCTGTCAACCTTGCTTGAGAAGACTATTAGAACTCTTGTGAAGAAATGGCCAGAGGCTCACCCTCATGGACTGCCATTTACTACTGAACAATTTGATAAATACTTGGAGAGGCTTAGCTACGATGCGCCTAAGTTCTCCAAAGGCGAATATATAACCGCTCACGGTAACAAGAAGAAGAATAACATGGTGACTTTCTGTCGCTGGGACACATTCATTCAATTCCTAGAAGGTAAGTACTCATGAGCCAGCCTAAATACTCACTAGAGACAGAGCAAGAAGTACTCGAAACGATTATGCACTTTTCTGACCCCAACAATGTTCGCGTACAGAAAGCCATGTTACAGCTAACTACGGATTGCTTTTATAACTCTGACCATCGTGAAATCTTTCGGATGATTAAGCAGTGTTTTAATAAGCAAGAAGCGTTTCACTTCGTTGATATCCTTGTGATGATTCCCAAAGACAGCTCACACCATAACGAATTACACCAGACTATGACTTGGCTTATCGACAATTACGGTAAGTGCCATGCTGGAGAGTCGAACTTCGAGCACTATGTTACTCGCCTGATAACCCTGGCTAAGTTGCGTAAGCAGTTAATTCTTGCTGAACAGATGGTAAAAGAGGTTCGGGATTGTCCTTCACCTGAAGAATCTCAGGAAATTCTTGCCACAGCATTGACTGAAATCTCTGGGTTAACCTACCTTGAGTCCAAGCATGGCATAAGCAATATGGAAATTGCCGAAGAGTATTTTGACGGGAAAATGGTTGATGAAGTTAAAATCCCGACCACATGCGATCAGCTTAATGACCTACTTCAAGGCGGTATTATGCCAAGGAGTTTAATCATTATCGCAGCTGGAGCGAGTGTGGGTAAGACTGGTTTCTCTATCTACCTCACAGATGTTATTGCTCGTGCTCAACCTGATACCCAGACATTATTTTTCTCAATTGAAATGTTATATAGGCATATTTGGATGAGACACGTTGGAATATGTGGAGGAAAACCATTTGACCAACTCACTGAAGATGAGCGACTTCAGGCGGTGACTAAACTAGCTGCTGTTCCAATGCGCATTTATGATACTGCAATGTGCCGTTCGGTTTCTGACATAGACTTCATCCTAACTACCGCGCGATTGAAGGCAATGGAGAAACCTATATCCGTCATCGTGGTGGATTACCTTAGTTTGGTTGAAACTAAACTGCATTTCGAACGCAATGACCTGAAGCAATCGTACATCACAGGTAAACTGGCACAACTCGCGATTGAGCTAAATTGTACCGTGATTGCGTTATCTCAGATTAACCGAGGTGCTGCGAACCGTGGGGTTGAAGACCGTTGCCCATGGCCTCATGATGCTGCTGATTCATCTGGTGGACACCGTTCGGCTTCACTATGGTTTGGTGTTGACCGTCCCGAACTCTATCAGGATGACCCATGTTATCGGAATCAATTCGTAGTCAAGTGCCGTAAGAATCGATTTGGCGATACATTCGAAACTATTTTTGCTTTTAATGGTGGTTCTTTCGCTGAAGTTACCCCTGGATGGTTCCGAACTCCCTTACCTCCAACTAGAAATGCCGAAAAAGCCATTTTTTCAGCCCATAGGCAAGACTTCTACGGAGACCAATAGGTTTGCTAGGGTAAAAATTTCAAGACCCCTAGAACGCGCGTATGGCGGTTTTAGGGGTGTATGCTATAACTTGACGGACATTAAAGGCATTTGCCCTACATCTAGCTTAGTAGACATTGGCAAACTTTGGGTATTATCAGGGTAATTTTCCGCAGAATACCCTATTTTCTTACGTTCTTTTGGGGTATCGCGATAAGTCTTCAATGCAGGATTACCATGGGAAATAATGCTAGATTGAAATTGTCGTAACTCAATCAACCTACGGCAATAATAATACCCATGCTGATGCTGTACGCAGAATATACACGGTACGCTTATCTTGTCGTTATTGTGTCCATTCCTGACTAGGTACGCTATTTCTTCATCAACTTGCTTTCGCAATAGGGATAAATAAAGCTTCTGGAAATCATTCATGGTTAACCATCCTGTCAATAAAGTCGCTGAATCGTTCCTTTATCTCGGTTAAATCCTGCTTAGCGTCCGGCTTTCCGTCTGCTACTGACTCCTGAAACACTTGATCGCATATCTGCAATAGGTTGCTAGATAATGTTGCAACTATGCCACCGATTGCCCAATTTAATTCTGGATTATTTGCCCCTACGTCCTGCAAGTCCTTTTTAAGATTCTGCAATGTGGCTATTGAATACTCGCAAGCCCCGATAATGGTACGCTTTTGACTGCTCATTGTATTTTCACTCCCTTAGTTAATCGATCCTTGTACGCCTCTAAGTCTACGATACAACGCCTTAATTCTTCGACTTGAGACTCTATAATTTCTTCAGGCGTTAACCATCCGCGCGATTGACCCTTACGGCTAATGTTTAGCCTTAGATTCATGACAAATTGTGTCATAGTAGCTATTACGCTACCGCTTAAATCATCTTGGTGCTTTTCAGCGTCCTTTATAAATTCAATAATCTTTGCTCGATTATCTTGGTCAAAATCCATTTGTGATTTATGCGTCATTTTATGCCCTTAAATAGTTTCCCTACGCTGACATTTAACCCTCTAGCAATCTTGATTAAGTTGATAGTCGCTAGATTCCTTTCGCCTCTTTCTACGCACCCCATATAACCGCGATCCAGACCTATATGACGTGCGAACGCCTCTTGTGAATAGCCTAGATAATGGCGCAACATGCGTATATTGCTGCCCAATGCTTCGAGCAGCTCTTTATCTTCAATCTTCAATAAATGTACGTCCATAGGGTTGAGTAATTTCTGCTTTGCACTTCAAGCAAGCAATTTTTGACCATTCCATATGGTACACCGTCATTATTTCGTGGCAGTGTGGGCAAGTAATATTTACCTCTTTTTGCCCTTTCTCGTACCACTCAATGACTAGCTGTTCAAGCTTGTACATTAATTGCTCTGGATCGTCACCATAGGCTGACATACAGTGCGCAATCTGGTGTCTAATTTTCTTTAAAATCTCTATTTCATCTTTCATGCTGTTACATCCTTGACCAATAGTTCAAACGCGAGGCAAACATTATCCAGAAATTCCTCACACTGCGCTATTGTCCAATTGTAAGCAGCTTGATAGCGGTTTATTGTATCGTCTCTTTCCTTAGTCGCACACCATGCCAGATCCTCTATTTCGCGATCCGAGGTTTTGAATAACATGTTTTGAATAGCTGTATCTACGTTCATAGGATTGTCCCCTAGTTGAGTTAATGTTTAACCGCCAAAGTATTTAATTACTGACGGTAGTATCAAATTTGTAGCCACAAGCCCGATTAAGAAATTAAGCTTGTGCTCTAACAATTTGAATTTCCAGTCATGAAGCCTCAATTTAACTTCATGCTCTATATACTGCTCGTTCGATTTATTCATGGTGTCCCCTTATTTATAAAGCATTTCGTATAGTGTACGCCCACATTGTACCCAATACTTTTCTAGGAATCTTTGCGCCTCTGTGGTCATGTCGTTTCGTTCCCTGATATGGTCAGTCTTAAGCTTGCGTTTAATTGTGGTTTCGTACCATTCAATTATAGCGTGATTCTCGTATGGTACATGGACAGCCCAGGGCAAGCCCTGAAGCCATTTAGTTAATAATTCCATACTGGGCTTAATGCCGTTGTATATCATTTCGCTTTCGAATGTTTCCTTTACCTTAACAAGGCGTTGAATTGTAGTACCGTGAATATCTTCATCTATTCCGGCAATTAGAAGCTCTTTAAATTTCTTCATTGTTTAAAATCTCTATGTAATATTCGCTAGCGTCACCATGACCCCGAAAGTTATAATCCCATTTAATCACTCTATAATTTGCGTCCTTGTGATTAATGCCGAATAAATCATCTGTAGGCTTAGGGCAAAGCGTTTTAACTATCCGCCTGAATATGTGGGCTGATATCTTGTAAGCTTTGCGGTTAAAGAACTGTACAGGCTCACCCCTAGGGTAAACGGTACACATCTTGCCGGATGTTGCATTGCTTAATACTATTTTCATGCTATAGCCTTGTAATAATCTGGTTTAAATACGTATCGCTGACCGTTCCACATTAAGCGGTCTATGCCTTCTCGGTATTCCTCAATATAATAATCTTGTATTTCGAGTTCTTCATAATCTTCACCGTAAATTGTGCTTAACTTGTCTTCGAGAAATTGCCATCCATCCTCAAATGTTGGCAATTCCACATCTTGCGATTCAAAGCACACGTTATACATCCAGTCGATTACTATAAATTTCATATCAGCCCCTTATCAGCTTAACGTGTTCAAATCCAGCGTGTTTGCCTAGGGCAATCAAAGCATCTTCAACAACGGTCATACCACGGCCACTTATACCCTGATCGGTTTTAATACCGGCTTTGTGTAGTGCGTCCTCAAATGCTGCTGATGATTTACAGTAACCGCCACCGCCAGCATGACCCGATCCACTGCAACCATCTGCAACCACATGACCAGTCACCCAGATTGTGCAATATACTACGCTAGCACTGCTTGACCTTCCCATGTACCAGCGAATTGTGGCAAGCTCTTTGAATTGGTTATTATCGAATGCTATTAGTGTCCATCTGGTTACAGTTTCCTTTCTATCCATGTTACGGCCATTGTGTGCTAGAGTTCCTATAGTGATGTTCATTTTGATTGTCCCCTTGGTTAATATGCAGCCATTGTATTCAACCTAGGTTTAACTGTCAATAGGTATTTAGCACTTATACGACATTATTTTTAAAATATTAGTACTATGCTACACTTAGATTAATAATTAACCTCAAGGATGATATTGTTATGACTGATTTAATACGCTGCCCCGCTTGCCGTGGTGCTAAGAAAGTGCCAAAGCTCGGCGGTATGATAGGCGAATGTAATACATGTATTGGTAAGGGACAGATTAAAGCGATTGATAAGCCCGTCAAGGTTGAGGCTACAATTGAAGATGTTGTTTCAAAGGAATTGATTAATGCTGTCGCTGATTGTGTGCCAGCCACTAGCGTTCCTGATAAGTTTACCGTTGAAGTGTTACAACCTGTTACACCGGATGTTAAGATTGACGGTAAGAAAGCACTATACAAGCGCAAGAAAGCTTAACGCGCAATAGATAAGGATATCTATCATGGCACTATACGATAATACCCATGTACCCACGCCAGAATTAAGGCAAAGGATTAATGATCTTGCTGTTGCTGGTATTCCTGTTTACTTGATCGCTAAGATTGTCAAGCTTGATGATGAAACGGTGACTAAGCATTACGAGTATGAATTGTCATGTGCTCAAGCTGATATGGTTAATCGCATTTCTAAGGTTGTAGCAATTCAGGCTGAAGCTGGAGACCCTAAAGCACAAGCATTGTACTTGAAGACTCAAGGCGCAAAATTTGGCTGGGTTGAGAAGCAGATTGTCGAGACTAAGAGCGCAGATGATACTAAGGAACTCAAGGAGAAGATTAAAGAACTTGAGGCTAAGCATGAGAGAGACTATTAACGCCTCTCTCTATCATGAAGGTATATAATAATGAGTAGTCGAAAGTCTAGGCTAAGAGCTTGTATATACTGGCTCGGCTTAAACTCATTGCCTTTGCTATTTGGGATATGTTCATACCTTGCTTACTATAGTTTATTGCTTCATCCCGCCTAGTCATATCAAGCGGTTGCTTACCGAATGGCTTGCCTGTCTTAGTACCATTTGCTTTAGCGTGTGCTATTCCTTCCGCTTGTCGCTCTAACATAATGTTGCGTTCGAACTCAGCGAATGCGCCTAGTACTTGCAATAGTACTTTATTGAATGGGTTGGAGTTATCACGGGAGTATGTTTGACATTCTTTAATGAATTGAACTGTTACGCCTTTGTCTACTAACTCAGCGATAATGGCTTGTAAGTCGCTAAGGCTACGCGCTAGGCGATCAATACTATATATATATACTGTGTCCCCTTCCCGTGCGTAAGCAATGCAAGCGTGCAATTCTGGCCTGTCCTTGCTCTTACCGCTGGCTTTCTCGGTGAATACCTTATCAAGCTTGAGCGACTCCATACCGTCAGACTGTCGGCCTGTTGATTGCTCGCGTGTTGATACTCGAACGTAACCTATTAACTGGTTAGTCATGTTATTGTCCCCTTAGTGTAGTAAAAGGCTTGGAGTATAGGACGTATGTTAATTGAAGTCAACTATCATCATTACGACACAGGATAAAGGGATAGTAATTGATGGTGTCGCTGTGACATGGTTATGCAACACAAAGAATTAAATAAAATAATAGTTGACTGATTCAATCTAGGTTGATACTATAGCCCTATCAAGTCCATTGCTAGCGGATGACCCCATAGCCCTTGCGTTCACTGCGCTGCCATGGGTAGTGGTAGGCACCATGCTTGAGCTTCGAAGGGGGGTATGCCCCGCAGCAGAGCCACCCCGTTGACGTGACGGAGGCTCCACTTCTCTAAGTTGTAAACCTATTTCCCCATACCTGTATAAAATTATTCCAATACCATTACGAGCAATACCTCCATATGGTATGCCTATATTTCCACCAATATTTTATCCGAAAACGTATTTAGCTTAATAATATTTTTATTAACCAATGTGTATATATTTTCCCAACCATATTCCTGGAGTCACGAAAATGGTCTACCATATGCCCCATATAATTTCTGGAAAATTTTAGATGACTTGGATTAGCGTAGCAGACCGATTACCACCTGATTACCATGAGGTACTCTATTGTGCTACATTTCAGCGTGGGAATAAGGAGTTAATGACTGGCCACCGTGAGAAAGGTGATTGGACTCATTGCTGTATGTTCTATTCCACCATGCGACTTAATGGAGAGTGTGAAGTAACCCACTGGATGGAGTTACCTGACTATCCTAAATGACTATGGCCTCTTGACGGTTGGGGAACCCTGGCCGTGTTAAAGGTGCACCCTGGAGGCCACCAACTGAAGTACGCAATGTAGTGGGATCGAAGTCAACAGGCGGTAAGATACCATCCTTAATCGCCTTATCAATCGTAGCATGTAAGCGATCCCATTCATCAATCCAAATCTTGTACTTAGGTTCACAGTTACGCTTCTGTCTTCCATTCTGTCGGTTTCGCTTCTTCTGATAGTTCATCAATTTCCTTATAGATTGTCCTGTCCTCGATGACAAGGTTACTGCCATTCATCATAGCCACAATGTCGAATATTTTCCCTAGTCCTTCAGGATTACTCGACAATCCGCCATTCTTCTTCCCGTCAGGCATATCGAAGTAGAACATAATCTTATAACCGAATGGTGCGTACAGCATTATTTACTCCTAATTCATTCAACCCTAGTTTAACTCATATTAGATTTAAGTTACAATGCTGGTAGCCTCAGTGACGAGGCGGCCACTACAAGGATGATTATGGAATTTTCTATGAAGGAATGGAGAAAGATTTACGATAAGGTTCATGGACTCGGCAGAATGCTTAGAGATTCACGGCCAACGTATGATGATGCTGGCAATTACTATGCGCCTAAAACGGAGCTAAGTAAGGACGCGCAGATTGAATTAGAGTTTCAGATTAAGACGTGGATGGAGCGTAATACCAGATACTTGAATCAGTGCGGTATGAAGCCCAAGCGACCATTATGGCATTACGACAGGAAGAACCCAGAGACTCATGCTTCGGCAAAAGAGTTTAAATATGGACATTTGATGGCAGGTGCGGCATGACAAGTATGATGTGGCAAAGATGATGATGCTTTTGAAGATTTCCCGTGCCAAATTAGGCAATCACCGTGATAGCTACGTGGATATTGTCGGGTACGTGGAATGTGTGGATAAATTATTAGCTATGGATGAAGGATGTAAGGATGTGTTCAAGTGAATTATAACGTGTACCAGATGTATTTAGAGCAGAAGAGGCTAATTGCGCGAGCTGAAGCCTGTACGAACGAGCATGGAGAGGACGAGTTGTCTCTCCTAGCTGACATGAAGTTGAGTATTACCATCTTGGAAGAAGCCGATCCAGAGTACCCAGCGCGGTACAAGATGGAGCAAACGATGTTCGAAACCTTCACGCCAGAGCAGAAAGACTTCATCTGTAGTCAGATTGGCTGGTGGTATCTGATGTGGAAGGACAGAATGTGGGTAGAGGATAAGCCTAACCAGCATTGGCTTGGTACTGGCAAGGAACATTTGAAGACTATGATTTGCGGGGACTAATATGAGCTGTATTACGGAAATATTGAAGCTAAAAGGTGATCGGGAGTTCATGTTACCTCAAGGTGGATGGATTGCTGTTGAAGGCGGTGGAACGTACAGAGACCATGAGTACATCATTGTGTTGAACACGAACGGGCATCGATGTGGCTACGTGGCCATTCCTCCTGAGCACAAGTACAGTCAGACTCCAGAGGAAACCCGTGAATTATGCGGTAAACCGTACCAGCATTACGACTATGACAGCTTGAATATTGAGTGCCATGGTGGATTGACGTTCATGTCTCCGAGTCATGGCCTGAAGGATTTACTGGAAGTTCCCTGTAATGACATGTGGATTGGCTTTGATTGCGGTCACTGTTATGACTCCATAGATGTTGACGCGCTCCGTAAATACTATGGTGATGAGGCGGTTGAGAGCAAGAAGTCATTTATTAACGCAATGAATGGATATCCTGAGCAGACCGTGAAACATTATCCATACGTGGAACATGAGTGCCACAGCATCATTGACCAGCTTATCGAGGCAGCGTAATGGAAGAACATCAATGTATGTGCTGTTACTGCGAGTCGAAGGGTACGCCCCATAACGCAGAGTACATCCGTGGGATTAAGTTTGCGGTTGAGTATCTTGTAGGTGAATGGACTCGATTAGCAGAAGGTGTAGACCGTAATCGCAAGAATGTTCGGGATGGAAAGCAGACTGAGCGTCAGTGCCGTAATAATGTTCAACACCTAGAGTCCCAGATGCGCTACCTCGGTGAATGGCATGATATCCTCGCCAAAGAGGGCAATAAGACCATCAAGCTAATCAAGGATATTGATTGGAAAGAATACCTCTATGGCGAGCATGAGTAACTTACTTCAGGAATAACTTAGTGTATTGAGTGTTATTCACTGAAAATAGGCAGTAACCGTTAGAGTAAGGCACACATCCTTCCAGCTTATAGCCTGGTACATCGAGCTTAATCCCTGCGTCCTTGAACGTGGGGTGCTTAGTAGACTTGGATTGAATGAAGATTTCCTTCCCATACGCTGTGAATCGGTAACACGACATGGCTGCAATCCCATTAGCACAGACGACATAGGGTATATTGAGACCTTCCTGAGTAGAGTCCACTCTGAATAGAGGCTCACCTGCGAACGTGCTGCTAGCTGCTAATGTTGCTAATCCTGCTAATAACAATTTCATTTTCGCTCCTTTTAGTTAACGCTCCATGATAGCACAGCCAATTTGACTTATTAAGTTAAACCGTGGTTTAATTCACCCTTAATTTGGAGGGGAAAATGGACGACCGAAGCTATTATCATTGCCAGCATTGTTGAGAGGATATTGCTCTTGAATTTACCTGCCCATGTTGTAGCCTGGGTAAGCCTAGTGACTATCCCATGTCCTCTGGAGGGAATCTGTTTGATGAGTTTTTCTCTTGGCTAAAAGTACATTCGTCAGGCTTTAAAATGCGCATCGATGCTATGGATTGGGAAATCGACCGTGGTTACGTGAAAGCGTGTGAGGTTATCGAAGCAGAACTTAAGCGATTAATACAGGAGCACAAGGATGATAGCGACAGAGTTGAAGGAGATAAGGGATTATTGGAGCAATAAGTACCCTAATGTTGCAATTACCCTCTATCCGAAGGTGGAGAATGGGAAATATTGCGGCAAGATGATGACTCATAATTCTAGCTTTGATTTAAGTGCGGACACTGTTGGTGAACTGATTAGTCAAGGAGAGAGTTTTCTACGACAGGTAAATAGATGATTAAGAAAGATCATGATGAAATCTGGTACTGGTATCAGAAGATTGAAGAGTTTAAGACGGCTGGTATGGCTCAGAAAGAGTACTGTGAAGCCTACGAGATTGACTACAAGAAGTTCTGCAATATGCGGTACAGAATTGAGTATAAAAGTCTGTCACATCCTGACCTATATGTGACTCTGGTGAAGGTTGCGCGGAAATATATGGCATCAGGTGCTCCGGCATCAAAGTTTGCTAAAGCGAATGACGTAGATGTACGTATTTTGAGTGAAATGGTAACTCATCTTGGGTACTTAGATATCATTGAAGGTATTAAGTTAGACAAGGAAGAGAAGCCGATGAAATTTGTTCAAGTACAGCATCAAGGGAACCTTCAAAGTCCTTTGCCAGATGCGGAAGTTATGGAGAAGCAAAACGATTTGGAAATCATTATCGCGAAGGGCGTGAAAGTTAGCATTTCCCCCAATATTGACTCTATGAAGATTATTAAAATTATCGAACTATTAAAGGATTTATGATGTTGATTCCCTACGAAAATAAGCAAATATTTATTGCCTCCAAGCCCACAGATTTTCGCATGTCCATAGATGGACTCTCGAATTTTATCCAGAAAGAGCATAACGCGCACCTTCACGATGGTTCAATCTATGTGTTCTATAACAAGCATCGTGACAAGATTAAGTGCTTATTCTGGGATAGGAATGGCTTCGTACTGTATTACAAGCGTCTCGATAAATGTAAGTTCAAAATGAAAGAAATGTTACACGAAGTTGAGAATATTACTGCCGAAGAACTGGAGATATTATTGTCCGGTTTCGATCCAAAGCCTGTTGAGAGAAAACAGATGTATTTGGAGCATCGGGCATGACGAATTTATTGCAATTTGGTCTATCAATAAGCGTTCTATGTAACTGCTTTACGGTATGGGGATTATGGAAAGTAATACGATCACAAGGAGACCACTTAAATTGTCTAAGTGCTCTGGTTATGGAGATTGCTGACACTCATATGAAGCAGAAATATCCTAACGTGGTTCTAATGAATTCTAAAGGGAAATAAATCATGATAACAGGGAGAAGTTATGGAACCGGAATTCCAAGCATGGCCGAAGATACCGAGGTGGCAGAATGAATCATATGTCATCACTGAGAAGATTGATGGTACGAACGGTTGCATCATCATTACTGAAGACGGGGATATATTTGCTCAGTCTAGGACTCGCATTTTGGACGAAACATCAGAAGGCGACAATTATGGTTTCTGTAAATGGGTCAACGGTAACAAGGCTGACCTCCTTAAGCTTGGGGTTGGCTATCATTACGGAGAATGGTGGGGTAGAGGAATCCAACGTAATTATGGATTAACTGAGCGAAAGTTCAGTCTCTTCAACATCTGGCTACCCGAATGGCCGGAGTGCGTGAGTAAGGTTCCAGTGATAGAGAAAACGCTAGAGAAAGCCATTGGCCGACTAACTGTCATGGGTTCTCAGGCAGCTCCAGGGTTTATGAAGCCAGAAGGCTTAGTCCTCTCAGCTACTCAGAACAGAGGTGTACGATATAAGTACATTATGAATGAGTAGCAAGTTAAACCAGATTTGATATACTCTTCAGATGCTATGCTGGCGCAACTGGCAGCGCAGCCGCCTTGTAAGCGGAAGGTTCTAGGTTCGACTCCTAGGCGTAGCACAATTCAGGCGTAGTTCAGTGGTTAGAACGGTGGGTTGTTAACCCATGTGTCGGTGGTTCAAGTCCATCCGCCTGAGCCAAGTCCCTATCGTCTAGCGGTTAGGACATCTGATTTTCAGTCAGATTACCACAGTTCGAATCTGTGTAGGGACACCATCTCGGTATAGCGCAGCCAGGTAGCGCACGTGCTTTGGGAGCATGGGGTCGGGAGTTCGATTCTCTCTACCGAGACCAATTATTGGGCTATGGTGAAATGGTTATCACACTAGACTTTGACTCTGGTATTTCAGGTTCGAGTCCTGATAGCCCTGCCATACGGGGT